AGTGAGCACCTGCCCGCTCGTTCCGGCGCCGGTGGCCGCGAGAGGGCCGGAGCCGGCGCCGTACAACACTCCGAAGTTCGCAAAGGTCTGCGCGCCAGTACCACCATTGCCCACCGTCACTGGGGCGACCAGACCGCAACCGCCATCACCCGTGAACATCCCCCCGGTTAGGCCGTTGCCGCACGTAACGGATGTCACGGTGCCGCTCGCTGTGCCGCCCTGATAGAACAACACCTTCCAGCCGGTGGCGACACGCTGCGCCAGCAGCGAGGCCGTCGGCACAGTCTGGATGTCGGCTCCCGTCGGCAGCATGAGTGACGGGCCATTTCGGATCAGCAGCGCACCGTCAAACGTCACATACTTGCGCGTCCCCTGTGCCGCATTGACCCCGAAGGAAATGATGTTGGTCGACCCCGTGATCTCGACGAAGTCAGAAAGCGCAAGTCCGATATCAACGGTCGAAGCCGAAGGCAGGACCGTCGTGAGAGACGACGGCGTGTAGGAGGTGGATTTGCTCCCTCCAGGTGGGCAGTTCGTGACACTGTTCTTTGAGGTGCAATTCGCCGCCTGGGCGGGGCCAGAGAGCGCCATTGCAGCCACCAGCGCCAACATGCCGAGCGTGATCGTCTTGAACATGGAATCCTCCGGGAGTTTCCTCCCGGAGGATCGCGTCACGACTGTGTGGTCGCCGCCGGCCCTATGGCCCAACTAACCATAGGATGCAACGATTGCAGACGACCTCGGTCACAGAAACTTCCTCCAATAGATTGCGCCTTTGTTCCCCCAGGGGTGATCCGGAGTGAACGGCTCAAACCCACACGCTTCCAGGTTCCGGCTCGCATGGCGGTTGTCGATCGTGTCGGAGTGCAGCACGGTCCAACCGCGCCTCCTGGCAGAGCGCTCGCGCACCCGAATCAGCTCGCGCTGAAGCCCCAAACCGCGGTGAGAAGGTGCGACGCCGGCCCGCACCAGATAGCCGCCATTTGGGGTCGAGCTGGACTTCTGTAGGCCAGCGAACCCGACCAAGCGCCCTTTGGCGAACACGCCCCACCAGTTGTTCTCTGATGGCATCGGCACGTCGGCCGAGCTGCCGAACAGGCGGAGATGGAGCTTCATCACGGCGAGGCACTCGGCCGGATCCCGGCCCGCGATCCGACGGATGCGATACTCTGCGGCCATGGCCTACAGCGCCTTGCCGCCGAGAATGTCCCGCAGCAGATCGATGGAGCAGACGGTGCGCTGGACCTCGCCATACTCTGAGTGATGGACGATGAGCTTCATGTCGCGACCGGCCAGCCAGCCGCCAGCTACGGTGTAGGAATCGCCGGCTGCAAGGGTTCGGAACTGCTCGACCATGCAGCCGTTGTATTCCTTCCGCTCATCGTGGTGGTGATGGCCGCGGTAGAAGTAGCGGTGACGGGTTAGACCCCACCATTCCGCGCGCTCTGTGGCCATGATCCCCGGCAGCTCGGCGTCCTCCGGTCGCCATGCGTCACTCCGATCAGGACCTTGCCGTGGCGGATGTAGTGCCGGCGCGTGGGGGCGTCGTGGATGATCACCCGCGGCTCGTGCTCGTAGATCGACGACAGCAAAACCGACATGCACATGCTCAGAACTTCGTCGTGGTTCCCGATCGCGTTCACTACCTCGACGGATTCATGCCGGGTCAGTGCCGTGGCAATACGTCGATCAGGAGCGCCATGACTCGAGAATCGCGTCACGACAAATGAAAAGCCCGCCACAAGGGCGGGCTATCGACCGGGAATGCCTGGGTGCCTATTCGGCGGCAATCTTCTTGCCATGCTGGCCGCCTTCTTCGCGTCGCCCTTTGAATCTCCGACGACATCGTCCCAGAGCACCTTGTGCTCCTTGCCATCGTCACCCTGAACGTGGGCGCCGTCCTTCCCTGGAGTGCCGATGATCGTCCCTGAGACCTCGCCGTCGACAGTCCGAAACCGGATGTGGTCGTCGGCCTTGCCAGAGGGCGCCTGGTCAAACGGCCTGTCCTCGCTGCCGGCAAGCTTCTGTCCGCTCCTTTTCCACCATTTAGTCTGGCGGCCGTGTCTGTCCATTACCGGCTGCAAGGTCAGCCCAGGGCGGTCCTTGAGCGCCTTGGCAAACACCTCGACGCCGTCCACCAGCGGCTTCCGCATGGGGATTCGGGAGTCGTTCTCGCCAGGCTCGTCCGGACCCGCCTGCTCCCAGTCATGGGCGTAGACGCGGTTTCCGCGGTCATCCTCAAGGATGGCACCGTCCTCGCCCTGGTCGACGACGCGCATCTTGGGTGCAGTACGCTTCCGGTGTCCTAGCACCTCATTCCAAAGGACTTGGTGCCGGCCGCCCTTGCAGCGCCGGCCAGCTGGATGCCGGCCTTCACAGCTTACCGTGCAGCCGTCCCGGCCCAGTGAGAGCACCCGCCCGGATTGGGGCGAGCCGGCGACGGTGTAGAACAGCTCATCGCCATGCAGGACGCCTGCCGAGGGCAGCGTGGTCACGGTTCGACCCTGAAGATTTCCAGCGGCGGCAGGCCGTAGCTTTTGGCCATATCTTCGCCACCCACCGCAGGCGTATCGCCTGGCGACCCGAAGTCCGGTTGGCCCACCTCTCCACCTTCGCCCCGACCGTTGTCAGCGTCGCCATCTTCGCCACCGGGAGCACCATCCTCGCCCAGCTGCCCGCCGGCGCCACCACCGTCTCCGAAATCACCCTGCATATCCTGCTGCGTTGCCTGCCAAGGCCCCAGCAGCGCGGGGTTCAGCGGTGCATCTCCAAGTGGACCCTCCATGGGGTCATAACCAAGCTGGCTCCTCGTCTCATTGACGCTGAGCACCAGCTTGCGAAGTTCGAATTGCTGCTGCTGGTCATCTTCGTCGAGCCCGGTCCAGCGGAAGCAATATTGGTCGGAGAAGGTCCGGATGATGAAGTCGGAGAAGATGGATTCGTAGTAGCAGAGCAGCGGCCGAAGGCCCTTGTCGGCCCCGTGGGAAATTTTCTCCCCGGTATCGTCGCCAGACAGCGAGGACTTGCCGGCCGAGTAGGACTCCATCGAGATCTCCTCCGGCGAGATCCCGTAGACGGCGCAGGCGACGGAGGTGAGGAAAGTCATCCACCGAGAGAAGGACATCTCATCGAGCTGGCCGCCAATCTCGGCGAACTCCGCCTTAGACTCCTGGTCCTTGCTCACCAACACCGGCACGTTGTGCACGTTCTGGATACCACGGACCATTGCCTGCCAGTAGCGCTTGAAGGCTGCCAGGTCTTCCTGGGAATACTGGCCGGACAGATGCAGAATGCCCCGCGGGATCGAGTTCTTGTCGAAAAACGACCCGTTGTAGGTCATCGTGTTGAGCAGATAGGTGACGACGCGGATCAGCGCCTCGGTCTCGCCGTAGCCGTAACCACAAGCGGTCACGTCCGTCCGTGGGTTGCGCACCTCATAGACCAGGTCTTCATAGGTGTAGGCCGTGCGAATGCGCCCCTGGATGACCTGAAGCGCCTGAATCTCATCGTCGCCCTGGTAACCCTCTTCGGTGCAGAGGCGGATCGTGGCACCGTCGACCGCATAGATGCCGTCGAGCCCTAGCGACCGATCGCGCTTCCACTCAGTCTCGATCGGCGCCGAGTCCATGCTCAGGCTGTCGCGCACCGACTTGGCCATGAACTGCGCCAGGCTGTCCCGCTTCAGTCGCTTGCGCCGGCGCGGGTCGCGCTCCCAGCCGCAGTTTGACATGAAGTGTTGAAGGTTCTGGACCGACCCCTGCTGTTCGTCGTTCAGCTCGACCGTCTTGTCGAAATGAGCAATCTGGAAGCCTGGCCCCACTCCATTGGCCGAGACGCGGCAGAAGCGCCCGACCTGCCGGATGCGGGTTAGGACGATCGAGTTGAGCAGCGGCGTTTGCTCGACCATCGCCCTCATGCTGCCGAAATTCAATAGCCCCGGCCTGTCCCAGAACTCCCCCTGCGCGATGAGCTGGAAATCATCGAGGAACACCGACTGCGGTCCACGCTCGTCCCCGCGCGGCCGCGATTTCGACGGGAATGGAACGATGTTGCTCTGAAGGGACTTCTCGAATTCCTGCTCAGCGAATGATGCGTGGATGTAGTCGATGACCGGCTGAATCTCTTTCGCCGGAATCAAATTGGCTAGCGTTGCGGCTCCATAGGCTTCCGCCTGCGCATCGTAGCGCTCCACTGCCGACGCTTGCGGATGGGTCGCCACTGCGACCGCGGTGTCTTGGGCCATGGCAACAGCATGGCGTCACGACCGAATCGATAAGATGGGAACATTGGCATCCTGCGGTTCTGTAGGCGGGGCTCGACGACCCCGCAGGCGACGCTTAGCCTACGAACCTGTGCATCAGACTAGGGAGTGCGCCAATCACTCGACGCTATGTCCCCTACGCGGTGTGCACCAGTTTGTTGAAGCGGACGAGACCCATCGGCGACAATGAAGCAGGTTTTGCGCTTCCGAGCCGAATGGAGGATCCCTCCCAAGATAGTTTGCACAATAGCTTCCGCCGTTACCGCGCTTCAGTTCGGAACCACCAGCTCCTTTCGTAACTGGCTCAGCCCGGTGCTGATCGCATCATGATAGACTAGCACGTCTTCTCCATAGCAAATCATATCGCAGCCCATGCCATAAAATCGTCGTCCTTGGTCCACCGAGGCTGCAAGAATGCCAACCGTTTTGTTATGCCGCTGCCCGGCCGCCGCAACACGCTGCAGTGCATCGAGAAATCGCGGATGATCAAGCTGGTCGGGAATGCCAAGTGATATCGATAGATCAAGATGCCCAACCCAGATCGCATCCACCCCCTCAATGGCCGCGATAGCATCGACATTTTGAACTCCAAGCACATTTTCAATTAGCGGGACATAGACCGTCCGCGCGTTGGCTGCCGCCATACGCTCTGCCATTGTCCCACGGTAGCGTTCATAGGCGAGCGGCATGCCGCAGCCGCGCTTTCCTTGCGGTGGATACTTCATGGAATCGAGCGCTTGGCATGCCTGTTCCACAGTAGCCGTCATTGGCGTCATTATTCCCTCAGTGCCAATGTCACAAATACTGGAAATATCAGCATAAGTTTGCGTGGGTATTTGGACGATCACAGGTAACGTCGCGGCTTCCATCGCCCTCAAGACTATCTTCATGCTTTCTATCGAGAAACCGCCATGCTCCATGCCAAATAACACGAAATCACATCCCGCTGATCGCAGAATGTGCCCAATCCCCGGTGTGATAAATTCACCAACATATGTCCCCAGTTTTACTCGCCGGTTTTGACACAGGGATTTCAGAGTCGCCATCAGGCGTCCTTTCATATGGCTCGAAATGCGGACTGATTGAGTCCACGCCCAGCGAACGGCAGCCGACGTGTCCCAACCACACGTTCTCAGCTAGCCTCCATCTGAGCATGACGCCGTGAAGTTCATATGTGAGCGCTCAAGTCAATGACATTGCCCATCCTTTCCGGATGACCATCAAGATAGAGCCGGAGGTTCGAGCAAAACAGATCCATTCCACGCTGCCACCCTTCGTCAGTGTCACCAGAGGTATGTGGCGTGATCCAAACATTTGGCGCGTTCCACAGAGGGCTTTCAGGCGGCAGGGGCTCCGGAGTTGTCACATCCAAAACTGCTCCTCCAAGGTGACCGTCTTGCAAAGCGCTAATTAGTGCCTGTTGATCGATCACTTCCCCGCGAGCCACATTTACCAAAAATGCGCCAGCTTTCATCGCTCGAAATTCTGGCTGCCCCAATAAATGCCTCGTCGTGGAATTTAGGGAGGCTGTCACCACGACGAAATCGCTTGATTCCACGACAGCCCGCAGTTCCTGAGCGGGTAGTAGCCTGTCAACTGGCTCCCCGGATGCAAATATTGGGGTCCGCCGTGTCACCCAAACCGTCATACCAAGAGCCTTGCATGCCGTTGCGAGATGACGCCCGACGCCTCCATATCCGATAATTCCCACCTGCTTTCCGCGCAGTTCGTTTCCCGAAGTTCCGGTGCGCTGCGGCCAACGATGCTCGCTATGTGAATCAATCCACAATCTGAAGTTCCTGGCCATCAAGACCATTCCCGCAATGATATATTCGGTCATCGCGGGAGCGTATGCTCCGGATACATTGGTCACCCAAACACCACTATGCTGAAGCTCTGGCGACGCAAAATCATCTATCCCCGCTCCCGCGATATGGACCCATTTGATCTTCGACAGCAAAGGGAAGATATCGGTGAATCGGGGCGGGCCAAAAAAGAATGCGTGTAGTGCTATTGGGGCTCGCGAAAGGTCGAGACCATGCACATGCCCCTCTTCAATGGGGACTAGGTGAACACAGCCTGGTTCTACACGTTCAATCTGTGCGCCGTATCTCTTGGCCATATACGTTGGCAATACGATTTCCACGGACTCCATATGCCCACCTTCTGGTTTCGGTTATGAAATAGGCTGGAGGTGCATAAGCTGCGCAGCGAGCTCGAACCGGCTAAAGATCGATGGGTTAATTGATCTGGGTAGTTACATCCTCTTGGAAGACGATTGTGAATTCGACTTCGGCGTCATCCTATTCGGAATTTTTCAATCGCGACGGGGTCTAGCGATACGCCCAATCCTGGGCCAGTGGGTACAGCAACCATACCATCGCTTCCGATCGGAAACAGCTCCCGGGTTAACTCCCAGCGTAGCGGTGACTTACTGGTGGAGTATTCGCACATCTCATGTGCAAAATGCTGAGCGAGGAAGTGGAGGTTTG